CCACTTTTAGATACAACTAAGAAATCATCTCCACCGACGATGAAGTTAAAATCTTTCGAATATCTCTCTCCGACCAAATGAATCAAAGTCACTAAATTAATCAGACTATTAATGATAGTAGTAGACTTTACTCCGGAAGGTAATCCTTGGTATGATCGAACTACATTTCCACCAGTTAAATGGTAGTCTTTAATAGCTATTGTATCATACATCAATAGAAAATGTTTATCAACATATTTGCTACGATGAGGGAAAAAGCACCTCATTATACATAAAGCTATAGTAATCATTTTAATGTATAATTTTGAGTCGAACCTTTTCCAGTCACCTTCTAAGACATATGAACTACCATTGATGTCCCTTTCAAGCCTAAACCAATCTAAAATTGAGTTTCCTAAATAAATTGGACCCCTGCCTAGCTCTTTAAGTCTATCAGTGAATTCATCACACCAGGGAGCAGATGTTAATTCAGTATGTAATTCAGGCATATGAACCACTCTGCTAGTAGCTAATTCTCCATCATCATACGTATAGTCACGTTTATTCCTTGCTCCTATAGTATAAGTGCCTGGAAATATATTCTTCCTCTCAATTTTAGATACTTTATTTGACGATGCGTAATTCCACCTCCTTTTTGCAATTTTCAGAGCTAGCTCAATAGCATCAGCCTTAGTCCTCATCCCATACTCCTCTTCATACCTGAAGCCCGGCTTCTTATCAGGTGATAACTCTGTATAGTATACATCTTCAAATTCAGGGGCACTAAGTATTCCAACATTATTCATCTTTCTAAATAATGTTTTAACACTAGTACCAAATTCCTTTAAGTTATCAACTGTAGGATAATCTGTAGCTTCAGAGGAAGCATTTTCTGGGATAAGTTGCCGTTGGAGTACATGTTTGTTCGTCTCATAGCACCCTTTAACTACTACGCACTTATCACAGAATATCTCAAATTCATCAAATATTTTCCTGTTTTGTCCATATTTGATGGACGCACTATATGGAGGCTTAGCATACCTCTGTGGTCGAGTAGAATTCCTTATAGCACTTTTACCTAGATAAAGGGAGCTCCTACCATCCACTTTAATATCATTAGTAAATCTTCCATTGATATCTTCAGAGTCTCTAACTTTAACCACTCTACCATCAACAAGAGTATCATAAGTGAGTTGTCTTTTATCTTTACTAAAACCGACACCGGAATATAGTCTCTTCCCAGACTT